TGGGCGAACTGAATGCCGTCAATGAACGCAACATTGCCGTAGTCTTCAATGACGAAGTCATCGTTTGAAGACTGATACGTTGCGACACGGTTGTATTCCGGCTCTTCCTTGATCGTCCGGCGCAGACCGCCGCGCTGGTAGTACACCGACAGGTTTTTGAATGGCGTGATCAGCACGCCATTCACCGGGAAGTAAGGCGCGATAAAGGTCGGCATGTTGCCTACGCGCTCCTGCGCGACAATCAACTGACCGGCCAGCATTTCGGTATTCGGATTGGTCTGGCTCAACGCGTTGATGGCTGAAAAATTGCTGGTCGTCAGCAGGTCGCCCGCCAGAATCACCACGTTATCCGGGTTACGCTTGTGCCACTCATCCATCAGGGTGTTTTTGGCGTCGTACACCGCAGCGCCAATGTTGCCGTAGGTGCCTTTCGCTACAACCTTGTTATCTTCATCGCGCGAGGTGATCGTCACATTGGAAATAACGCGGTGCGGCGCTTCCTTACGGATTTTTTCCAGCCAGCCAATGCCACAGTCCTGCAAAAGCGGGTTAGCGGCGCGGTCAGACGGATCGCTGTACTTCACGCCGTTAAAGCCAATCATGATGCGATCGAGCGACATCTGACGGGCCATTGCCTTGCTGATCAGCGGCTGGAACTCCGGCATGTGCGCCCACGCATCAAGCTGTTCATAGCTGATGCCGTAGTCATAGTTGACCTTGCGGCACATGTAGTCGAGCGGCTCCATTGAATGATTTGAGCCTGGGTTGCGGCGACTGGTGACGCTGTTGTTTACGCCAGCCATCGGGCCTTTACTGCCGATCAGGACTTTCTGACCAATCTGCTGGTTGACGCCAAACACGTTAATTTTGCTCAGGAAAGAATCATCCTGCTGTGCGGCCTGCTCAAGGCGCTGTTGACGCGTCGGATCTACGGCAAATTTTGCAGCGACAGCGGCGGTGGAAACGCCGTTTAGCTGTGCCTGCCGGGCGATGTACTGATCAAATAGCTGGCGGGTATTGTTATCCATGTTCTCTGCTCTCTTTGTGAATATCAGTAATCAGCCAGTTGCGCGTTAGCGCCACCGCTCGCGGGTTCCCGCTGGCTGAAATTGGCGTCAGTGCTTCCCAGCTTGCTGGTCAGCGCGGCAAGATCGGAGGTCAGCTTCTGGATAGCCTGGCTGTCCTGCTCGCGGGCGCGGCTCAGGTCGTTAAAACTGTCCAGCAGATCGGCATGGGATTGGGCGACGTTCTCCACGGCGTCGCGCACCTGGCTGAATTGTTCACCGTCAGATTTACGGCCTTTGCCGATAATCCCCATGACGCGCCCGAACCACTGCTTACCTTCATCGCTGCGCTGCTCAGCCAGTTCGATAATTTCTGCCTCAATGGCATCGGTGAACAGCGGGGCTTCACCCTGCTGATTGTTGAAGGACATAACCTGCTGACGTTGCTGCGCGGCAAATTTCAGGCGCTCAGTGCCGAGGCTGGCCGGGGTATCGGTCATCGCCAGCCCCATGACATACGCCTTGCCGTTAAGCGCAAACTGCGGATGCAGTTCAATGCTGGAGTAAATTTTCTTACCTTCTTCCGTCAGCTTCTTCATGCGCTCAGAAGGTTCAATCTCGGCGTAAAGCGCAGTGCGTCCGGCAAGCGGGCCTTCGCTGATATCTTCCGCACTCAGCGCCGTCACATCCCCCATCGCGCCGAAATCACTGCCGGGGAACGGCGAAAGATAGTGCTCCACGTTGACGCGTGCGCCGTACACGTCGGGGCTGTAGTTTGCTGCTGCATCACGAAGGTGCTCAGGGCGAATTTCACGCCCGTCAACGGTGGCACCGGAGACAGCAACGCGGAATTTCTTACGGGCTGGTTTAGCTGCGCTAGCCATGTCGATAATCCTGTTGAGTGGTTTCTGTACGGCCATGATGGCAGAGCGTAACTTGCTGTCTCAACGAGGTTTTGTTGTCGGAGGAAGGCCAGACCATAAAGGGGGCGATAGCGGGATCGCGCGCGGGGTAATCTTCACTCCATAAACGGTGGAGGGCAGATGATACAGGACACTTTTGTACGTCAGAGGGCAAAACAACTTTACTGGCAGGGCTACCCGCCAGCGGAGATCGCGCGCCTGATGGGGATTAATCAGAACACAATTTACGCCTGGAAGAAACGCGATGAATGGGATGAAACGCCGCCCGTACAGCGCGTCAGCCAGTCGATGGATGCGCGCCTCATCCAGCTTACGGACAAGAAAGATAAGACCGGGGGAGACTTCAAGGAGATTGACCTGCTGACCCGGCAACTGAAAAAGCTGTCTGCCGGACAACCGGCAGGGGCTGGCGCGGGCAAAAAGCCACGCAAGCGCAAGCTGAAAAACCACTTCACCGAAGAACAGATCGTCGCGCTGCGGGAGAAAATACTTGATTCCCTTTCGTGGCATCAACGCGGCTGGTATGAGCAACGCCACCACCGAAACCGCATGATACTGAAGTCCCGCCAGATTGGCGCAACCTGGTACTTTGCACGCGAGGCGTTGCTTGATGCGCTGCGCGATGATGTGAAATACCCGTACCAGCGCAACCAGATATTTCTGTCTGCATCCCGCCGTCAGGCGCACCAGTTCAGGGGATTCATTCAGAAGATGGCGGAAGAGGTGGACGTTGAGCTTAAGGGCGGTGACAAAATCGTACTGAGTAACGGCGCAGAGCTGCATTTCCTCGGCACGTCCGCTGCAACAGCGCAGTCATATACGGGCAACCTGAAGTTTGACGAATTCTTCTGGGTCAGCAACTTCACCAACCTGCGAAAGGTTGCGGGTGCGATGGCAACGCTGAAGGGGCTGACACGTACTTACTTTTCCACGCCGTCAGGTGAGACCCATGAGGCTTATCCGTTCTGGACGGGCGATCGCTGGAATGAGAAACGCCCGAAGGCACAGCGCAAAGCGTTTGATGTGGGCTGGAAAACGCTGAACAGCGGGCTGTTATGTCCGGATAAAACCTGGCGTCAGATTGTCACCCTGAAGGATGTGATAGACCACGGCTGGGAGTATACCGATCTTGAAGAAATTCAGGATGAAAACAGCGAGGATGAATTCCGCAACCTGTACATGTGCGAGTTCGTTCGCGATGGCGAGTCTGCCTTCAACCTTAACGCCCTGATTGGCTGCGGGGTAGATGGTTACGACGAATGGCCGGACTGGAAGCCTTTCGCGTCCAGACCGATGGGTAATCGCCCAGTCTGGATAGGTTATGACGCCAACGGCAGGAGCGGCAAACGGGGACGCGGGGCGGCAGCGGTGACAGCGGCGCGATTTGCGTTGTGGTGCCGCCACTGGTGCCGGGCGGTAAATTCCGCACGGTGGAAACGGAACAGGTGCGCGGCCTTGAATTTGAAGAGCAGGCGAAAGTTATCGAAAACTTCACCTTCAAATACAACGTGCAGCATGTCGGCATCGACGTGACGGGCGGTAACGGTGAGGCCGTTTACCAGATAGTGAAGAAGTTCTTCCCGATGGCAATGCCCTACACCATGTCAATGACGTCAAAGCGCGCCCTGGTGTTGAAAATGCTACAACTGATCCGCGCCGGGCGCTGGGAATATGACCGCAGCGAGCGCGCGCTGATCAACGCATTTAACTCTGTTCGCAAGGTAAAG